CACCAGATTGGTATAAATTACTTATCCAGAGTGGCTGTTTGGTGCGTACACCCACCTTCTTGATGATCCCTTGCTTTGCGGCACGTTTGAATACTCCGCCCAGCGGTGTGTAGTTGTCGAGTCCGTACCCGGCGCTCTCTAGGAATATGATCACCATGTCGGCGACGATATACTGGTGGTCTTTAGCGAGCGCCAGCAATAGCTTGTCGGCAGCGTCGCGCCAGGCTTGGCTTTTACCGTCCATCCGGGGTCTCCGTTGTGAACTCTAATCGGTCGTCCTCTTCCATCGCCCGGCGGGAACTACTACCCTGCCAAACAATATCGCCCTTTTTAATAAAGCGAGCAGTCATGACGTTTGTAGCCGGGCTGACGTTTACTTCTACCTCGTCAAATGGTGGCTGTTTTTTTACTTCCTCGACCGCTATATTTAGCCGGTGCGCGAGTGCCATTAGGAAGTTGTTAATCAGGTTAAGCAGCAGTATGAATATAAAAGGCGATAGTATACCGGCAACGATTGCCATTGTTACCAGGAACGCCTGCAGTGCTGCATCCATGCTATTTTTTACCTTTCTTGAGTTGCCGGAGTGCGGCGTTTACGGCTGCGTCCTCGTTGAGTAGAACGCGGCGGTTGGGTTGATCCATTGCAGTGGTCACGTGGGCGTCGGCTAGTATTTGAGCCAACCGGCGAGCCTTGAAAAAGCCGATCCCCATTGCCCGCGACAATGCCTGCGGGTATGGGTTGCGACCTCGTACAGTGTGAATTACTGCCTGGACCGTATCTTGCTTTGATATTTTTTTACCAAATAAGTCGCGGTATTGTTTCATAGTTTTGTTGCCCGATCCAAGAAGCTATAGTCCGTCAGGTTTTCTAATAGGATCGTCAGCTCTCGCAATTGCTGACGATCAGCCTGCCAGTTTTTGTATAACTTTTTTACTCGGGCAAGCATAATTACTCCTTGACCTCGATTTTACGTTCGGTTGATTGAGCCTTCTTAGGCTTTGGCGATGCCGGCGCATCGTCTATAAATGCAGCGGCAAGCTCGTCCGGGTTGGCGGCAAGCATAGCATCTAGCTCGTCGTCAGTAGTGTCCGGCTTTTCGGTACTGATGGTGGTAGTAGGCTCGTCTTTAATACCGAGTAGCTTCGCCACCTTCTTGTTTGCATCCCGGTATATTTCAGCCGAGGCAGTCAGTTTTTTGTAGTCCCTGTCTGATAGACCGACCACATAGTCGAGTACGGAATTGTAATTGACCGGGTCTTCCGGTTGCAACGCTGCTGGTATACTCACCGGCTCGCTAGCACCCTTCTTACGTTTACCAAATAATCCCTCTAACACGTTTCCCTCCATTCATAGAACGTTGTTGATGTACCTTCAGTATAGCACAAACTCCCCCCAGTTTGTAAACACTAAAAAGCCCCGGAGTTATCCCCAGGGCTTACAGTAGTGGCGGTTACTTTACCAGCTAGTTTTGCCGCTAGTGAAGTCCATCGTGCCGAGTCGCTTTGCGTCTCTGACTCGCAGTCTTAGGTATACCGCCGTGAGTGTTTTGAGTAGTTTTTTCATATTGTGTCCCTCCATAAGACTTCGTTGTTTTGGTTTGTATATTTGGAAGCGTTGTCTGCTCTTGGAACTGCTGCAATGTATTGCATCCCGGGCAGTTTTTGCGCGTCCGCCTTAACAATTTCAACTGTAGCTCATTAAGCGACTCAGATGCAATAGCATAAGCGCATTTAATATTTGGGCATACAAAGTGGCTATGCATTGAGGTGGGCGATTACCTGATCGGCTATTTCGTCGGTCAGTCCTTCAGCCCAGGTAGTGCGGAATAAATGCTGTCCCCATAGGAAGTCGGAGCTGTCGTCGAGTATGGCGTATTTGCGAGCGCCGGGGTGCGCGTCCAACCACTGCTTGATCTCAAAGCCCCGGTATACCATGCCCCAGACTGCTCCGCGCTGCAGGTCGGGTGTCATATCGAAGAACTCGCAAACGTGCTCGGCGGCGTATTTGGCGCTGTCAGGGAATAATCGCCAGCTGGACGACAATACTACCCTGCAGTTGGTTTCGGCGACGATATGGCGCACACGCTCCGCCATAGCGGGGTTTATGCCAATAAACTTAGTATCGCCCTGGCGCTCCCGGGTCTTTTGGTGGTTGCATACACCGTCAATATCTAAAAACAGTATTTTAAAGTGTTCTCGTTTCATTATGGGTTTACCTGTTTAAACGCTTCAGCGTATTTTTGTGAGCATAGGGAGCGGAACTCCATGTCGCTGTCGACCCTGCCATGATCGATTACTTCAAACTCGGGGATTAGCTTGATGGCTGACTTGTGCATGAATGCCAGCGATGGCTTGCTGCGCCCGGGTCGGACGTATAGCTCGGGGTTCTTTGGCACTTCGGACCAGTCTAGGTATTTGCGCTGGGGTATATTGAACTCGCCCCACAACGCCGTTTTCTTAGTCCAGGGACTGCCAAACCACCAGGGTTCGTATTGATAGCGCGGAGCGCCGAGGTAGTCTTTGAGCCTGCCCTTCGCCGGGTTTTCAATAACCCACCATTTTAGATAGCCGTCGGCTTTCGCTTCAGCAATGATCCGCTGGCACTCTTTTACCAAGAACATTCCCTCCTCGGGGTTTCGAGCCTTGCCGTTACTGCGGGCAGTAGAGAACTCCAGGCAGGGCGGGTTGGCAACAATACCATGTACATGTAGATCATAGCCATGAAACGCCTGCCAGCGCTTAAACGAGAAGTTCTCCACGCCAACGCCAATCCCCACCAGGACGACTTCGTACTCCGGATCGTTTTGGTATGGCATCGTGTCCGAGCCGGTGTCGGCACACAGGTGCAATATCACCTTTTTATTTATAGGCTGGACCGGTTGGGGTTTACGCCTGAAGCTGAAAAAGCCCCGCCAGTTCATCGGTTAACCCACTTGTCCTGGCTGATTTCATGAAACCGGCGCGTTAAATTGAAATAACTCTTCCAGCTGTTATTCCGGCGCTTCTTGAGCCGGAGTTGCCTCTTTAGCCATTGCGGAATAATCACTCGTAGTACATAAATTATATCTTTTATCATTACTTGGCGCTCCCGAGTACGTTTTCGGTGTAGTATTTGCTCGGCGCTTTGCAGTTTTTGAGTGCGGTCGCCATGTACTTTTGCGATATTCCCTTGCGGTTGGCATACTCGAGCAATTCCTCGAATGCTGCCTGGCTATTGGCGTTTATGAATTCGTTTGCTTTTTTGACCCAGTACTTCTGGTATTTACCGAATCCGAACTTTACGAGCTTGTCGTGTAGGTATAGGCGGGTGTGCTGGGCTATTTCCTTAACAGCCTCGGTCGCTTTCGTGAATATGTACTTGCCGTCTTTGACCATTTTACAGAGGCGAGCAAAGTAGTGCTTCGGGTTTGTTTTCTCCTTAGCAGTTGCAATCATTTTACCCCACTCCTCGGCGTGACCGCTCTTTTCGAGCTTCAGCTGGATGCTTCTATAAAAGGGCAAATACGCCATATTATCGATGAGTTCTGATGCTTCCCCTATTCGTGCGAGCATAGTAGCCTGCCGTTTTTCGCCAACCGTGTAAGACATTGTTCCCTCCATTTCGTCTGTACTGCCCAATATACCATTGCGGGCTTTTACGAGCAACTGCGGTTGTGGTTACTCAGGGGATAAGTCTGTGGATATTGTGCAAAACTACCCTTTATTACCGAGTATATCTATATAGTATATAAATTAGTTCTAATGGAACTATTCTATATAGTATGTAGAAGTGGCAATTTAACGGGGGTGGCTACTTGCCGTGAGCGCGGTTTACAAAGCCCATCCAGGCAGAGTCGGCAGCTATTAAAGCCTTCTTGATCTTATATACATGGAAGTCCCGGCGGTTGGCTAGGATGCCCTCTTCGTATATTGGTAAAAATTCGTTCGGTTGGTATTCGTAGTATTTGTTTTTGATTGTGTTAATCATGTATACATCATAGCTTAAACTTGCTTATTTGTCAATAGGCAGTACAGGGGTGGCTATGCTGCGCCGTCGGGTGGCGTTGGTCGTTCAAAGACTAGTAAGTTCTTCATGTCGTGTAGTGCAGCGCGGACAGCCGGGCGTGCGAGGCGTTGGAGGCGCAGGCGCTCCTCAAGGTGCGGGTATTCATCGATGTATGCGACGTTGGTAATATCCGGGTCTTTCTCCATATACGAAGTTTATCACAAAGCAAAACGACCCTGCAGCTTTCGCTTTCTGGGTCGCTATATATGCCGAATGGAGTTCTAACCTCAAGGATGTCTTACTACCCTAGTGGCTACCATCAAATGTAGCACACCACCGGCGTACAGACTAGTGGGGGTTATAGCATAATCTCCTGGCTAGTACCGGTGCTGGTTTTTTCCTTACTGAAGCGCACAGCGCCCCACGCAGCGAATGCCGCCGCCTCGACCGGGTCGCTCTGTATATCCGGGTTCATGCTCGCGTAACCATACATCCCATCCCGCCCGATGTCGCGGCGTTTGACGGTCTTCATCGATACGTTAAGCCCCGGCTGGTCGGAGTGAGTAAGTAATTTGTTCTCTATTGCATCGTTAAAGGCGGCGTATGCTGCACCGGCTTCCTTTACGTTCGGGGTTAATATCTTTTTACTAATGCGGCGCTCGGATCGGACTAGCTCCTCTACTAGCAACTGCGTGCCGGACGCTCCGTCAATGATTATCTTTTTAGCGTGCCGCCAACGGTTCTGCTGGAATAGCCACCGCGTAATCCAGCTAATACCGGCGCTGCGGGGCTTTCGCTCGATTACCTCCACGTGTACTATGCCATAATCCATCAGCACGCCCACACACAGCGTCGTAGCGCTGCCGTCCGGCGCAAACTTGATGCTGTACACGAATGGGGCGTTTTCGGGCAGCTCAACCTTCTCAACGGCTAGTGGCAGCCATTGATCGTCCGTAAAGGCACGCTGACTTTCCACGCCCGCGATCCAGCCCAGGCGCATTTTGTTGAACGAGTCGATCGCCATTTCTCCGGCTTCCTTTTTGACGGCATTTAGGAGCAGGTGGTAACCCAGGCTCGGGTTGGCGGCATACCAAGCGTCGACGTCGCCCGGGTCGGTTATATTCTCCACACTCCACTCCTGCCAGCATACGTCGGTAACCTTGCCCTCGAGTACGTTCCGGCGCTTACGGATAAAGACTGTGCCTGACCCGCCACCGCTCGGTGGAGTACCAGCGCGGATCGTCTGCTGGTTTTGATTTTTACCAGCTGAGATGGTTGGCAGTAGCGCTTCGTTCTGCGCGTCGGTTTCTTCTTGAGCCTCGTCGATTAGTAGCGTATCGTTTGTCGCACCCAGACCGTTTGTACGCGTTCGGGTTCGGAATACTACCCTGCCCCTGTTGCGAAGCTCCACGTAATCCAGGCTTTTTGGTTCTTTATCAAATTCCTCAGTAAGCATATTGCGGATCTCTTCTTTTGCATCGTAAAAGAAACGCTGGAGGCGGGTTTTGATAGTGGCGACGGTGTTGTCGCTCTGCGCGGTGTAAATCAATGCTTCGTGTAAAAATACCATGCCTCCAATGATCCGGACCAGGAATAGCTCGGTCTTTCCGTTTTGGCGCGGTACTTCCAGCCCGCAGTCGGGGTTTGCCCATGTACCGTCCTCGTTGAGCGCCATCCAGCGATAGAGCACGTTCTTTTGCCAGGGGAGCAGTTTCATACCATACGACTCAACAAGCCGGATCGTTTTGTCGGCGAGCCAAATATCACCATTCTCGTATATATCGATGCGGGGCTTCTGGTTGCCGTAGCGTTTCATTTTTGCGTGTGCCATTACTGAGCCTCCTCGGTTGGTGTTTCTAAATCGTCGATGGTTACCCTGGACCTGAAGCTGGTATTACGAGCGCCTGCGTTTTTCTCACGCTTGCCAATAGCATCGGGCATATCTGCAAATAATGCACCAAGCGGGGTGTCGGCTTTCGGACCGAGCCGTTTTTCGTAGTCTGCAATCTGGGTCATAATCTCCGTCATTTCCCGCGTCAGCAGCGCAGTGTCGCGGTTGCCAGCGCCTTTGTCGAGCTTCTCGGCAATTTTATCGCGGGTCGCCTTCAGCACGCCCAGTCGGTCGTTATCCTGCGCGAGAGCAAGCACAGAGTTCTTTTTGTTATTTTTGCCGACCAAGCCCGCCTGGTGGATCTTATCGATACGCCCCGGGTTGCTAATAATATCAGCCCAGCGACGGAGCGCCGAGTATGCTTCAGCGTTTAGTATATCCTGCCCGGTCGCCACTAACATACGGATGTGACTGGTCGGCATCGTTTTAAAGTAGTTGAGCCAGTCGTCATAATTCTTTTTCTTTTTGAGCTTGATCTGCAGGTTTTGCTCGTTCCATTCGGTCATTAGCTGCACGACGTATTTCGGATCAAGCGCAAAAAACCACTCCTCGTGTGCGGCTTCGACTGGGTCTTTTTGTTTTACCTCTTTTGGAGTAGCCATTCACTACTCCACGCCGTTCCAGTATATATTCTCGTAATTGTAACTGGACCCCTTGCTTTTCGACGAGTTGAGCAATGACCGGGTATTGATAGCCTTCACGCGCTTAAAGCGTGGATCGCTGACTTTGTAGCTGCTGACGTATACTGGCACTGTTTGAGCCATGCACCAGTCGTAGAATTGCTTGTGGTTGAAGTCTCCCTCGCGGTACTCTGCAGTGCCTTCGTATGGCGGGTCGCAGTAGATAATCGGTCGCTCGCCGATAATAGGCACTTCGTCGTAGCTCTTGCCGGAACTGATACCCAGGCTGGCAATGCCGGGCATATTTTCTATCTGGACCAAGCGCTCGAGCCGCGTCAGGTGCTGCAGCGCTCCGACGCTCGGGATTTGCTTAGCAACAACAATGCGGCGCTGGTATGCGGTCGTGTAGCGTTTCGGGTTGAGGAATAGCTTTGTGCGGATCGACTTGCCATATTCTTTTTTATTGATGTCGTCGGCAGTCTTTTCGATCCAGTCAATATCGCCCTGCCCGGTAACTACTAGCTCCGCGAGCGCTCGCTTAAAGTCCTCGAGCGGCTTTCCGTACAAATACGTCTTTTGATTATTGCCAAACGTCCAGGCGCACTGAAGCAGACCGGAATACCAGTCGTCGCCCTTATAGCCTGCCTCGAACTCGTCCCGGCTCACAAAGTCCAGTGGTATATCGCCACCCTCTTTTAAGTGCTGCATGAGAGCGCTGATTGCTTTGCTGCGCTCGTTGTATACCACGTCGAGGTGCGGGTATTTCCGGACCACGTAAAGAGATACGCTCCCGCCGCCGCCGCCAAACAGATCATAAAAACTGTCCACGCCGGGGTGTCGCTTCAGGATAAACGGTACAATTTTATCAACTAGCTTTTGTTTAGACCCCATATAGGGGATGCCATAGTGTCGCGCCATATTGTTAACTCCATTCTAATCTTCAAACTCAAAGTCGCAGTTCGGGCAAATGTGAACCTTGCTCTGGTCGTCTTTTGATGCCGGTTCTTTTGGCTCTTTATCGACGTCGCCAAAGTTGAAGTTTGTAAGACCCCAGCCCTCGAGCTCTTTCATCTCCCAGTTATTTGCGAGTATGTCAGTATCCCACTCACCAGAGGCGGTGTTGTCTTTGATGATGAATTCGCGTTTTTGTTTTTCGGTTAAGCCAAATACCTGCTTGACCTCGACGTCTGTATAGCCGAGTTCCTTCAGCGCGTAGATACGCTGATGCCCTCCAAGTATCCTGAAGCCCTCGTCGACTACAATCATCCGGAGTTGTTTCATTTCCGGGAATTCCTGCAGTGACTTCTTTAGAGCCTCGAATTGTTTTTGATGGATTTTACGAGGGTTGATGTCGTTCGCGACCAATGTTTCGATCGGGACGATTTTGTCCTCACTGGTTACTGTGGGTTGCACCTCTGTATTTGCCTTAGCCATGATCGCCTTCTCCTTTCTTAACCGGGTAGTTCCCGTATGCGCTCTGGTTTATGTAGTAATTGTAACATAAACGCAAGTGTTACAATTAGAGCAAACGAATGGAGGCATTTTATCCACATGGACAGATTTCCAAAAAAGCCCTGCAGACACTGCAAGCAGATGGGTCATTTCCCATATATGTGTCCAGCCAACCCCAAGAAAGCAATCAAGCGCAGCGCCATCCGCCAAACGCGCAAGCCAATAAATAAAGTCGGCAAACAAACAAAGCAGTGGATGATTACCCGCGCCAGCTGGATACGAAAGAACCCGCCGCCAATCGAGGGGCAGTACTGGGAGTGTTATTTACAGATACACGAGTGGTGTCCGGTGCGTATCGATATACACAAGCTCACCCTGGACCACGTCGTATCTCGCAGTCGCGACCCCAGCCTGCGCTTTAATCTCGCCAACCTTAAGCCGTCGTGCTATTACTGCAATATGGAGAAGGGAAGCCGGAGCTATGAAACTGTCATGGCAGCAAAAGGCACGCGGAGTTTGAATACGCTCGACGAACCTGTACAATAAATGTGTTCAATGAAAAGAGCGCCGGTGCGAGGGGCGCTCTTTTTTGTTGGCATAAATGTTTATTTTTGCAAAAAGGTAGGTGCGATGCCGTTTGAAGGCGAGTCGGACTTGTGGCGGTAACGGTCGATTATCTTTGCCAAGCTAGCAACACCCGCGACAATAAGCGCTCCGACTGATAGCGTGATATTCAATACCGGCACTGTGACCGTCGCAGCGGCTATTTCCGGGCTTCCGGCAACCACAGTCAGTACGAGTACGATTACACCGAGCAAAGCAAACCATACGCCTCGTCCGATGGTTTTTAGTGTTTCAATTAGCGCGTAATTATTCATGATTATCCTTTCTTGAATATTTTACTTATTTGCTCGCCGATCCATTGCGTAAACGCATTGCCCGCTTTTTGAGCTTCGATGTGTTCGGCTTCCAACTCGGTGGCACGTTTCTGGGCTTCCTCGCCAGCCTTCTTAGCGCTCTCCAGTTGCGATGTAAGGCTTGCAGCCTGGTCTTTAACCGCTTGTAGCTCTTCGGCACTCGGACGGCTCTTGAGCGCGTTCACAGCGTCCTGCAGGTTGTATATTTGCTGATCCCACTTGTCGTTGACGGCAGTAGCGCCCACTTGCTGGTATCGCTGGACCAGGTCGGCTTCTGGATCATCCGAGCATATCTCGACGAACGTCAGGAATTCCATGCCGACAAATTGCTTAAATACGTCACGACCAAGTTCGCGGTTGCGAGTTAGCCAGTGGGTTTTGTTACAGCGTCCGTACCAGTTGTCTGCGTCTTGAATTATCATTTGATCACTCCCTTGCTCTTTATAACTTCTTAATCGATAAACATGAACGTCCCGACGGAACGACTCGTTTTCACTACCAATACGTGCAGCATATACCACAGTGCCGTCTTTGAGTACCCGGCGGGCAGCACCGCCAGCATTGGCGTTCTCCTCGAATACACGACCACCTGAGAGTTGCAGGTAAATATGACCATAAGTGCCATACTCATTTGTAATAATATCACCTCGCCTGCGTTGGCTATACGGTACTTCATCAGCCAAGCCTTCAGCAACCAGCCTTTTACCAACGTAGCGAGCATCACCGCGAGCAGCGAAAGGACTCGGAACGTCTGACATTTCAGCCATAAACCACTTGATAAGCGTTACGCACTGCCCGGTCAGGTTGCCGTCTGCAGAGGTATTGTTATTAGCCGGGAAGAATATCCCGACTCGTGGTGCTGCATAGTCGTCAGCATTAGCGGCTATTCGTGGCATCGTCGTCTTCTCCTGGACCGACCGGTGGTGCTGGGCGATCTACTTCGGGTGCTTCAGGTAATTTTGGCTTTGACATAGTAGTGAACTCCTCCAATGCATTTATTATAACACGCTTGATATTTACCAATTATTAGAGTGCGGAAACGGATTGACGACAGTGTTTGCTTCGTAATCAGACTCCATTCTAGCGCCCTTTTTACGGTTGCAAGCGCTGTGTGAAAGCTGCAGGTTGTCGAGTTCGTATAGCGCCCCACCACGCGAGCGCGGCACGATATGATCTACCTCAACCGCCAGTCCGTTCCACGCACCGGTGTCAGGGTCTTTCATTGGCAGGGTAATATCAATGGGCTTATGACAAAGCACGCATATAGGGTCTTTGCTAGCAATAGCACGAGCGCGAGCGGTTGCCCACTCAGTGCCGTTTATCTTTTGCTTACTAGGGAGCCAGACATCCATGACTAAATTAGTTTCGGCTTAAGAGGCTTGCGGCTCATAGACTGCTAGGCGCACCCCAAGTCAACAATAGTATAGTGCGAGTAGGCTCCGTATAGTTCCCCGCCGTTTGTTCCACCTCGAGAAACTTTGAAATTGATGGTCTGTCCACCAGTTGCAGAACTAGTAAATACTATTGAAATAGGAATCGCTGCCCAATACGCTGCCCCCGTTGCGGTCAATAGCATAGTTCTCTGTGGATTAGCCCCTTCATAAATTGCTGCCGTGTAAGTAGAGATATTTGCATCTGTGGTAAATTGAAAGATAGCGTTTATAAGATACTTATGGGCTGCGCTTACGGTAGGGAGCGTGACTGTGGCAGCATTTTGAAGTGAGGTCGTTACTGGGGTAACGTTACTCATTATGTTGAAGAACGAAGTAGCAGTAATATTAGCTGTAGTCATGCTCCGTAAATCATCAATAAGTGAATTACCTATAGATGTTTGACCAGCAGGCACACGGACACGTGCTAGAATGCTGTATGGGTTACCAGCGCCAACAGACGCTTGGATAGCCGCACCGTTCGGATCAACAGGGCTTCCGGCAGGTGTACCATTTACGACTTTGATTTTTACGACACCGTTTGTGTTATTGCTTACTGCAGTACTTGGTGTTTGACCATAATCAACATAAATTACAACAATATCGCGGCGAGGGTTTGAGCCGTCAGCAGCGCTAATTA